TAAAAGTAAATTCTTTGTCATTTTCGTCTATTATTACTAGACAATGAATTAATGATGGGTCTAACCCGTTTGTTTCTATATCAAAAAATAAAGTTTTGGTCATTTTCTTCAATTAATCTTCCAGTTGTTATATCGTAATTAACAGCAGATGCTATTCCAGTATCGCCAGAAAATCTGTTTTTTAATACACGAATAATTGTTTTGTTTTCATTTTTATTTGAATTTCTTTCTAAAGAAACTACTGCATCTGATAATTGAGCTATACTCGCACTTCCACGAATGTGTGATAGTGAAACAGCTACTCCGTCAGTATGGTCTTGGTTTCCATCTAATCTTTTTAAATGTGCCACACAAATTAAACTTATATTTAATTCTTCAGTTAAAGTTCTTAACTTAGTAAATAAAACATCTAAGGCTTTTCTCTCGTCTACAATATCAAGACCAGATATTAAAATTGAAACGTGATCTAATATTACAAAAGAACAATCTAAACCTTTTGCAAAGAATTTAATCCTAGTAAATATATTTTCTTGTTCTGTACTTCCAAAGTTATGATACAAAAATACCTTACCACTACCTAAAGTATCTTTATACGCTTCTTCAAGTTCGTTAGCTGGTATATTACTAACTCCTTTTATATGAACACGTTTGTTTAAACTAATTCCTAAAATACCGTGGCAAGTTCTTTGTAAACTTTCTTCAAGAGATATGATACCAATTTTATGGTTTTGTTTTATTAATGAGTACATAAGTTCTTTAGTAAATAAAGTTTTACCAACCCCAGTACCAGCACACACAGTAACTATTTCTCTCTTTCTTAAACCATATAATTTTTTATTTAAACCAGAAAATGGATATTGTGCAACCGCTACTGGTACTGGTTCTTTAATTAAATTCCATAAGTCAGTACCATAAACAATTCCATCTGGTCTATATTCTTTTGCTTCCCACATAGCTTTGATAACTTCTTCGCCACGTCCAGCAACAAGCATATCATTAACGTCTTTTAACTCAAATGTAGCTATTTTACATTTACCTACTGTAAATAATTCTGCACACTCTTTGGCTGCATCTTGACCGTGGGTATCTTGGTCAAAGAATAAAATTATTTCTTCAAAACTTTCTAACCATTCAAGTTGTTTCTTTAATGCTTTAACTGCACCATTAACACCGTTAGGTATTCCCACAACTGGGTATTTATGATTAAATAATTGCGACAAAGATATTGAATCAATTTCTCCTTCACATATACAAACTTTCTTACCACCTTGTCTCCAAAGTTGCTGACCGTAAAGTAAAGCATTGTTAATATTTCCAGTTGTTTTAAAAACTTTATTTTTAAATCTTAATTTTTGAAAAGATACGTTTTTATCTTTATCATAATAATTAGCTATATGTACTATTTCGTTATTAATTTTACCAACTTGGTAGTTCCACTTCTGGCAACTCTCCAACGTGATATTACGTTTAAGCAACGGAATAAAATCACCAAAAACCAAATCAGCAATTTGTTTAGGTGTTTTATTATTGGACTCAATAACACCCGTACTACCAACATAAGTATTGCAGCTAAAACAAAAAGTGTGCCCGTCGCTATATAAAGAATTAGCGTCACTAGACATACAAATTGGATTAGTACACGGTATATGCCTAACAAACTCGCTTTCAGTATTGTGTTCTCCCATAAATTTAACTCCTTGTTATTTTTCATTGTTGTTTATCCACTCAGCTGGTACAAATTTATCAGCAAACTTAATATTATTTTTAATACACCAATCAGCATAAGTTGTTTTAGATTTTTTATGTATTCTATTTTTAGAATTACCAAAAACAAATCTTATGTCTAACTCGGGATTTTGTTCTTTCACTAAAAGATGTTTCTTCCTGTCGTTAGCAGTAAAATAACCTTTTATCTCCACCAAAATCCCGTTATCTAAAAGTATATCTGGTTTATACTTATGCCTAGTGGAAGGCTTTAAGTATAAAACTATTTTTTTTTCGTATTGAAAATTTATATTACGTTTTTGTAAATCTTCAATAACAGTATCTTCTAATCCGCTTCTATAATTAGAAGTCGAATTTTTCTTCTTGAACCGAACCATTTTTAAGTGCTACTGTTTGGCTGGTTTCAATGTATTCAAAACCGTCTTCTTGATTAAAACCAAAATTATCTTTAGATTGATTACCTTCAACTAAGTTTAATAATTGAACAGCTTGTAATACTAATGTAGCACCACAACCTAGTATGTTAGTAAAATAAGGTCTTATTTGATAAGCAACTTTTACCGTACTACCAGAATAAACAATCAAAGGTGTAGTAATCATTTTACCTTTAGAGTCAAATACTTTTACCTTTTTTTCGTACTCAACACCAGCTTTAGTTTTACCTTTAGCTTTTTGTTTAAAATGAAACTCAATACCACCATCTACTTTTTTGTATGGTAGAAATTCAGATTTCTTTGTTGATTTATTTTTAGCTAATTCAGAAGTTATTTCCTTATTAATTAAATCAATTATAGGTTTTGCTTCTTTTTCACTTAATCTTAGTTTAACATTGTAAACTCCATTAGCATCAAATTTAGTATCTGGCGTAAACAAATACGGGTAAAATGCCGTACCAACTGGAGTTGTATAAGTTGTTAGTTTTATTTTTTCCATAAGTTTTTATTTGTTGTTAGTATATTGGCTTACAAGATTTAACTTGTACTTCCAAGAGTACATCTTAGGTCGTACTCTTTTTGACCTATTACTATGTACCATCACATAAAAAAGTATTTACTCTCCAACACTTTAGTAATATCTAAAGTTCCTTTTTCTGGTGGTGGCTCTAATAATGCTTTTTGTTTATTAGGTAATTGTTTAGCAAAGTCCTCGTACAGCTTAACTAAATAATCTTCTGTAAATAAATCAACTACAGATTGCCTAATGAATTTATGTAATAAATCAACCTTGTTAGCCGTAGTTGCAAAACTATCGTGAACCATTAATAAATTTGGTATTGGCTCTGAACTGTGTTTACAACGTAATGCAACTGCTTGTGCTAAAGCACCGTCAAGACTATGTGTAATATTAGGTGCTATACTGCTTTGCATTTTTCTTGTATCTAATTTATGTAGTTGTCTACGTAAAGTTGTATAAACTAGTGAACCAGATATAGCAGTCTTAACTTTAAACTTCTGTAAGTATCTATAATCTTGTGTAACTTTAAAACCCATAGGGGTAGTCCACTTCATACATAAATTAGCTTGTGCAAATAACTTAGCTACATTCTGAAACCAAACCATTAATTCAGATGCTTTAGGTACTTGTTGTTGTATGTGTTTCCAATTTATATTAGCTAACCACTTACAATCTTGGAAACCGTCATCTTTTAAAACTTTAGGTTTACCTAGTTCTAATTGTTTTTTGTACTCGTCAAACACCTGTTCACGAGCTCCGAATTGTTTTAACCCGTACACATATGTCATAATGTTTCGCTTTACTATACTTCTAGTGATGCCAAATTGTAACCAACGGTTAGCCTCGTAAGAACCTTGACCAGCTAATTCTTTAACTTCTTTTATAACACTATCTGCAACAATAGTATAAATGTCTTGCGGTTTTTCTGATGGAGTAACATTTACTTTCCAAGCTGTTTCATAGTCTCTAGACAATATACTTAAAATCTGTAATCCACTACAAGTTGCGTCCATGGAGATAGGTAGATTACAAACATAATCTAACCCGTACTTTTTATATTGTTTTAAATGAAAACAAGTTTGTAAAAACTCCATAGGTTTATCTGCTTCTCCCCAACCCCTGTTTTCAAATGGGTTATCTGCATAAGAAAGCATAAGCTCAAAATTGTCTTCTGTGTACTTAACCCGTTCATCAAATGATATTTTATCATTACCAAATGTATTAGCGGCGTGAACAAATAACCAATACTTACCCCTGTCCCCAAGTCTTTCCCCGTTTTTAAAACATATAACACTTCTAATTTTTTGATCTGATTGATAGCTTAGATAATTACCTACGGTGTATATTCTACCCCTCCTGTCCATAAACAAAACAAGGTAAAAAACATTTTCATTTAAATATTCTTTTATGATTGAAATTGCTATTGATGTTGAAAGAACTTTTGAAATTCTAGCTATTTCATTTTTGTATTCATTTGTGCAATCACGTTTATATTTAATTAGTGCTTCTTTATCTGTGTTTACTAATTCAGTTCTTATAACATTTTTAGGTCTATTGTTTTCATCTAATAAACTTTCACGTGTTGGAAAATGACCTATACCTAAATCTCTATCCCAAATAAATTCCATAACTTCAAACATATCTTTATCTATTTGAAATGGAACATTCTGCAAATGATTTACAGCTTCATAAAAATCTTTATGACCTTCTTCTTGTAATTGTTTTAAATAACTAAAATCATTTGTTTTAATTAAAGGCTGTTTGGACAAATACTCGTTATAATAGCCACCATTAAAAGGACTGTTACGCCACTCCCTAGGTTTTGAAATCATAGGTTTGTAGTATGGAGTCAATACGCTGCACTCAAAGTTTTTTTGGTCTACTTTGTCTTTTATTTCTTTTTTAAACTGCAGGTAATTCACGGTTTTGTTACGGGCTACGTTAATAGCTACTACTTCACACAAACCCGTACTTTCTATCAATAAGTCAATCAACTGTTGACCTACTAATACTTTTTTAGATATATCCCAATCTTCTACTTTTACTTTGTATTTATCTAGTGTGTGACTAAATACTTTTCTCTTGTGCTTAACATTTTTAGTCCTCTTACTTAAATCTGCGGCTATTTTATAATGTATGTTAGGCATTTCTTTTTTAAAGATTTTTACCTTGTATTCAAACTCAACGTTTGTACCAACGTTAATAGAAGTTTGTAATAAATTTTTATTTAGTGCAATACTATCTATTACTGACTTTAGTGTAGTTAAAGCTACATTCTTACTATCATTTAAATCTCGTAAAGGTTCAGCAGATGTTTTACGTACACCAGCTTTATCTGAAGCATAGCTATCTTTTACAAATTTTTCTATGCGGTCAGCTAAAGGCGTCAATAAAAATTTTTGAATATAAATAAAAGGCGGAGTAACACTTAGTCTACCTTTTTTAATATTTTTATCTAAAGTCTTATAATAGCGTTCTTTACCGCTACTAATCATTTCTCCTTCTAGGAGTTCTTGTTTATTTTTCAAATCGTGTGGTATCATAATCAAAACATTGGTAAACTAAAACTTCAGTACCCATATAAAAGGTTGCAATTTGTTTTCTACCTTTACTACTTGTAATAGTTTTAGTGTGAGTTAATCTGTCAAAAGTATCGTGGCAACCAGTTGGTTGTTGTTTAAAATACAATGGCTGTCCACTTACTAACCAAATTATTAAAAAATTATTAATCATATAATAACCTAATTCATTCCACCCTGCACTTTCAAAGCATCTCTCAAATCATCTTTTGTTGGGTGATTGTACCTTTGAGTCATTCGTATATCTCTATGTCCAACAACTTTTTGCACTACTTCAATACCCACTCTGCGTTTAAGTAATCTAGTAATGTATGTGTGTCTAAATGAGTGTATGACAAAATCTTTTTCATTTTGCATATTCATCTTCTTCCGTATCATTGACCAACTGTTTTCTACTACGTGTAGTTTGTATGGGAACGGACTTATTAAATTTAATTGTTTTCTTTTTTTAAAAATACTTTTAACTTTATCAAATATAGGAACATATCTAGTGTCCCCGTTTTTAGTATCTTTTAAACAAATAAACTCACCTTCAATATTTTCCCACGTTAACTTTAGTAATTCAGAAACACGACAACCAGTTTCTACTAAACATACCCACAAATCATTAAGTTCATTATAACCACAACTTGTACTTGTTTGCAATAGTTTATTTTCTATTTCTGATGTAAATATAAACTTACGTTGATTATTCTCGGTTTCGTATTCAACCATAGGTATACCCCAAGTAAAACTAAACCCGCCCATACCCCTTGAATATGTTATCAATTTAGATACCGAGGCTAATTTCCTATTAATTGTCGCTGCCTTGTACTTTAAAGTTTCTTTACAATAAAATTTAAAATTACGAAGTATATCTGTAGTTAAGTGTTTAAAAGGTTTGTTAGCCCCATACCAATTCATAAACACCTCAGCGTTCTTCACACTAGCTACACCACTTTTTTGTTTAGACCACTCCCTTAAAATTACTAATTGTAAAAGTTCTAGGGTGGTAATGTTTTTATTTTGCATTATGACCTCCGTTAATTTTTAATTATATACTTAGTCTCGTAAAACAAGTCAAGTCTTTTTAAAAAATAAATTCAAAACTAAAACGCAATTTAAACTTAAAACTAAAACGCAATTTGAACTTATGATAGTGAATTTTTATTTTTCAATTTTTAGTTGTAAAACTTTAGGTTGTAAAACCATAGGTTGAAAAAATAAGCTAATTTATGCAACTTGTCCGAGTATAGAGCTGTTTTTAAAATAATTATAAATTCACTTTGTTATTATTAAATTTAGTACGGGTTAAAGTCCTTCCCTTCCCCCGCACTACCTTCACACCCTTAGTTAACCCGTATTAATTTATTAAATTAAGCTAAATAATTTAAAATTAAAATTATTGGAATTAATAAAAATAATAAAATTAAAAAAATAGTGAAATCATTTAAACTGGCAATCGCAGTTATTAAAACTACACTAAATAAAATTATTAAAATTACCGATAAAATATTTTTTAAAGAATTATTTAAAATAAAAACCCCCGTATTTAGTTAAAATTAAACCTTTTAAGATGTATTGTTATACTACCCGTAGTATGTGATATTTTTACAACACTCTACTAATAGTATACATATAATACCTATAAATAGTAATTACAAGCCCTAATTGCATTTTATTTTTTGTAGTCTTTTATTGTTTTAAATAATTTCAAATCAGTTTATATATTCGTACTAGGTAGATAATTTAATTTAAGCGATTAAGATTTAAAATGTGTATTATAATAGTAGGTAAGCCAGAAAATATAACTGACAAAATTTTGTTAAGAGCATACAACGGGAATAAAGACGGTTTCGGTCTTATGTACTCTAAAAATAATAAAATTATCACCGAAAAATTCCTACCTAAAAAATTTAAATCAGTTTTAAAATGTTTTAATAAACACGCAAAAAATACGAATCAAATTGCCTTACATTTTAGATTCGCAACACAAGGCGAGAAAAATAATTTTAATAGCCACCCCTTTTGTATTTTAAATAAAAAGCTAGGCGATAATTTTGATTTATTTTTAATGCACAACAGCCCATTATTACCAGCCCCTATTTTAGATAATAAAAAATCTGATACTTATTTTTTTAGTAGATATATTTTAAAACCAATAATTAAAAATAAACCAGATTTAATATTTAATGAAAGTTTTATTAAATCTTTAAATAAGATTATTAATGCTGAAACAAATTCAAGGGTATTACTTTTAAACAGTTTAAATAATAATTTTGAGTTTTTAGGCGACTGGTCGGAATATAAAAATTTAAAAGTATCTCAAACGTATTCAATTCAAGATTATGAAACAAGTACAGTAAGCTATTCAAGAAATTCTAATTTTAATGATTATAATTTTAAGAGTTATAATTCAAATAATTATTATGATTTTAATTCTAATACTGATGATGAAAATTATTACAGCAATTATTATTATGATAGTGATAAAACTTTTAAACAAGATTTATTGAAAAAAGCATTGTTTAAAAAACAATCTAAGAAAAATAAAAAAGAAAATATTTATTTAAATTATCAAAATTTATCACACGTTTTTGATAACGGTACAAATAAAGAAATTTTTAAAACAATTAAAAAACTAAATCATAAACAAATCGCTGATTTAATTACCGACCTTAGAGATGATAAAAAAATTTTAAATGAGATTGAAGATAATCAAATTCAAGTAGATGATTTAAAATATAATTATGAGTTTTAAAAAAGATATTAATTTAGTTGAAAAATACCCTAGATTAAAACTAGATAAATATATTATTAGTAATTTAAGATTTTTAAAAAATGAGAAAAACTTATATTTAAAAAAACCTTTTCAAGATATTTTTACTGATATTAATAATGAAAGTTTTTATAACACTTTATTAAATTATAAAAATGATGGAAGGCAATCTTTTTTTGAAACCTTATTAGATGAGATTGATAATATTAATGTTATTTGTGAGAGAAATGAAAAAAATAAAATAATTTCTGTAAGTTTATTTGATTATTTAAATAGTATAATTTTAAAAAGTTATTTAAATGAAGTACCTAGTAATTTAAAATTATATAATACAAGTTTTAACCAATGCTTTTTTCAGTATCAAACTACTTATTTTCAAGGTTATTTACAAGGTAAGCAATTAAAAGACCTAAGTCTTTTTGATTGTCTTTGTATTGCTGATTATAAGTTAACAAAGGGGATATTCGGTTTTAATCAAAAATTTTATTTAAGTTTTTTAGTAAATCATCAATCGCAAAATGATATTTTTAATGAGATTTTAAAAGATGTAGAAAGTCTTTTAAAAGATTTAAATTTTAATACTTTAACAAATTGTAATGTTTATAAATGTTGCCTTACTGGTTTTTATTTTCATAAGAATAATTTACTAAGTTTTTATAATATTGATAATAAATATAATGTTATTGAGAAATTTAAAGATGATAGTAAATATAATTTAAAAAGATTTTACAAAGTTGATGAGCAAAATTATATCTATAAATATTTTGTGTCTAATATTACAAATCAATTAGTACCATATTCTAGTGAGACTTATATTAGATTAGATTTAAGTAATGTACTTGATAATTTAAAACCAGTACCAGAAATAAAATTTATCAAATCTTTAAATACAGCGATTTTTAGTGATGATAGTTATTTTAAAACTACTAATTATCTTACTAAGTTTAAATCTAATAATAATAAATTACGTTCTTGTTATGATGATGTTTTAAAAGTTTTAGATAAATTATATTTTAATGATGAGGATAAGAAAAAAACTCAATTATACGGAATAGAAATAGAAACATTTTCTATTCAAGATAAAGCCCCCCTTACAATTATTAAAGACATAGAAGAAAATTATTTAAAAGGTATAGCAATTTGTAAATCTGACGGCTCTATTGGAGATAATGGGATTGAAATTGTATCTACGGCTATGTCTTTTAACTATATTAAAAATAGTAATTTATTTTATAACTTTCACAAGCAAGTTAAAGATTTTTTAGGTAGTTATTCTAGGAGTTCTACTGGAGTACATATTCATATTAGTAGAGACACCCTTACAAAATTACAAATACTTAGGATAGTTAGTTTTATAAATAATGAGATGAATTTTAATTACATAGCTAGAATTGCAGGGCGGGAATATTTTAATAACCAATATTGCGAGACTATTTTTAAGAATAAAGATGTATTAGAGTTAAATAGATATTTTAAAGATTATAATAATTTAATTTATTCAGCTAAATATTCAGCAGTAAATTTGTCTAAAAAAAGTACAGTTGAATTAAGAATATTTAAAGGTAATATTAGATTTGATGTTTTAAATAGATACTTAGAGTTCACAGATTGTTTAATTAATTTTGTTAAAAATACGAAAATTAGTTTAAATGATTATGTATCATTTATTAAATTTGTAGATGAAAATAAAAGTAATTACCCTTATCTCTATGCTTTTAACCAAGTTGAGATTGTTAAAAATGGAATTAAAGAATTTAAAGGTCTAGCTAATGGTTATAAATTTTTGAAAATCTTAGATAAAAGAAATATTAAATATAAACCAATTAGATTTGAATTATTAGAAAATATTAAGTTGCCTAAAGTTCGTAAACCTAGACAAGCCAAAATCTAAAAAACGGGGGGTACTAAGCCCCGTCAAATAATTTCTTTGATGCTCTAAAGTCTTTTAAATAAGATTTTTTAAATCAAAATATATCAAAATATATTAAAACAATAGTTATTGATGTTTTTATAAATCTATATTTTGTATAACCACAAGTAGCAACACTAGGCAAAAAATAGGATATAACCCGTTTATGAT